TCATTGAAGCACGTCTTTCATGTGTTGCTCGAATTTGTCCATCGTGTCTTCATCTATCTTTTTGGAAACGTGCGCATACACGTCGGATGTTACTTGGATGCTGCCATGCCCCAGGCGCTCCTGGATGTATTTCATTTCGGCGCCAGCTTCCAATAAGAGCACTGCATGAGTGTGCCGCAGCGAGTGGATCGGTAAGTTTGGGAGCCCTGCCTGCTTTAAGATGCGAGCAAACGCATTGAATAAAGTGGATGTCGGCATGATGTCCCCGTCATTTCGACATAAGACCAGGTTCAGATCGTGATGATAGATGTCATTCAAAGCCAGCTTGTTTTGATTTTGGTGTTTGATGTGGAACTGTAAGTCTTGAACAAGCCCTGCACTAATCGTGATCGTACGCCTTGAGCTATATGTTTTTGTATCTCCGAAGCGGTCCTCATTGGCTTTCGCTTTGAAATCTAACGTTTTGTTTATATGGATCTTACCTTCTTTTAAATCAATGTCAGGCCATTGCAAAGCGGCTGCTTCTCCTTTCCGCATCCCTGTTTCAATCAATACCTTAAAAAATATCCAGTAGATGTAGTTGTATTGATACGCGGTTTGAAGAAAGTGGGCAATGTGGTTTGACTCCATGTACTTTAGGTCTTTTTCTTTCTTTACTCCTTTCACTATGGCTCCTGCGGTTGGGTTCTTTTCCAGCGCGCCAATTGTTACTGCCCGTTCTAGGGCATTATGCATGGTGCTGTGGATGATCTCACCTGTTCGTTTGCTGTATCCTTGGTCGATGATATGGTTTAGAAACTTCTGATACATGATCGGTTTAATGTCTGACAATTGTATTTTTTTGAAATAAGGAACAATGTGATTTCTAATGTTTCGTTCGTGGATCTCAAACGTGTTCTTCCTTACAACATCTTTTTTGTATTGAATCAACCATTCTTTGAGGTAGTCTTTTAAAGAAATAGGCGCCTGCTCAATTCCCTCTAATAATTTTCGTTCTTCCTCCATCGCCTCGATCTGCGCTTCTCTCTTCGTTCTGAACCCTCCCTTTGTTTTCTCTTTGTACTTCTGGGTAAATGGATCCTTGTACCTTATACGATATTCCCATGGCGCGCCGCAACCGCATCTTCTCCCATTGCAAGTACATCCGCGTCTACGATAACTAGCCATACGTATAACCTCCTTTATTAAAAAAGAGCAGGGTTTAATCTGCTCATGTAAACGCTTGGCCAAACGTTTATTCTAACTCCACGATATAAAGAACTACTTTTCCGTGTATTTGTAATTCTGCGTTATTAATAGATGCTCGATATTCCCTAAAATCCAAACTGTCCGAGTCGGGTCTGAATATCAGTTCATCATGGTGCAAGTAAAACCTTTTCACAGCGTATTCATACCCGTCACTATACACAACTATGTCTCTGTCTTTAAGATGTGGTCTCTCGATGGGTTTAACCGCAATAAGCGATCCGTGCGGCATGACTTTGTTCATACTTTCTCCATTGACGTGCATGATAAATATGTCACGGTCTCCTGCCCACTTTCCCATAATACTATCGGGTATGCTAATTGTCTCGACATCAGCAATCCCATCTACTTCTATAGGCATTCCAGCGGATACACCGATTGGGATGTGAGGGTATTCGGAAACCTTGATCGTTTGGTCAACCTCATCTTGTATCCCCAAAATATAATCGGAACTAACCTTGAAATACTCACTTAACAATTTTATATCTCTACCCTTTGGGAAGTTATCTCCACTTTCCCATTTAGTGATGGTTGTGTAAGTCTTCATACCCATCAAGCTAGCTAATTGTTGTTGTGTCATCCCTCTTGATTCCCGTAATTCTTTGATTATTTCTCCTGTCGTCTTCATGATCTCACCTCCTTTCTTTACTAAGTATACTTAATACATGATAATAAATCAACTTATATTTAATGAAGCTTTGATTTTAGTTACTAAATAATGATTATAAATCATAAAACTTCTTGCTATATGATTAAAAATCATGTATAGTATAAATCAGAAGATACCAGAAAGGGGTGAATGAAATGTTAACCATAGCCGAATTGAGAGCGAGGAACGGAAAGATGTCGCAAAAGGAATTGGCTGAGAAAATAGGCACATCACAGACAACCGTAAGCGCTTGGGAAAAAGACATTGAAGTGATTTCGTCTCGACACCTAAAGAGGTTATGTTTATTTTTTAATGTAAGTGCGGACGAACTATTGGGAATCAAAAAAAAAATTTGCAGTTAACATGATTATAAATCATGTTAAGAAGGGGAGGCGGATTGGATCAAGTGATGGTAAGTGAAATTAAAATGACGAGTTTGGACATTGCGGAAATTGTAGGCAAGGAACACAAGAATGTCATGCGGGATATTCGGAATGAAATTGATTCTTTAGGAGAGGAAACAGGTCGGCTCATTTTTGAGCTCACCTCATATAAAGACAAAAGCAATCGGGATTCACCGTGCTATGAATTTGGAAAAGACGGGGCGATGCAACTGGCCTTAAAATATGATGCTAAAACAAGGCGTGCGGTAATCAAAAGGATTAATGAACTAGAACAACTCCAAGTGCCACAAGTCCAAGTAACGATCGACAAATCGAAGGATTTAGAAATCAAACAGCAAGCAACCGAAGCTCGTTATCTGAATGCGCAGGCTAGGTTGGAATCTGTAAGGCTAAAGAAACAACAATTTGCTATGGAGGTAGCGGAGACATTCAAAGATGTTCTGTCTCCTGACATGAAACAACTAATCGCATCAAACCTAATCAACCAATCAACAGGTCAAAGTCTACTTCCTGCTCCTGAAACTGAAAAGCTGTTTACTTGCGAAGAGATCGGAACAAAGGTAGGACTGTTTAGCAAAAGCGGGAAACCTCACAAACAGCTGGTGGCTGCTATTACCTCGTTTTTAACGGATCACGGAGAAATAGAAGAACATGAATTGAAGCGAGTGCTAGAAAGCAAGGGGAATTGGACGGGGGATACGGTCAAATACAAAGAAAGCGTTATTGAAAAGGTTGTGTCCTTCTTGCAGGGGTTATCGCTTGACGAACCTATAATTAATCTGAGGGACAAGAACTACAATTTTGATGCTAGTCGCTTAAATTTGGCAGATTGGGCGTAAATCAAATCAGCTTGAAACAAGGTATCGCACGAAGGTGAGGAGAGGGGGTGAGAAGGTTGAATGTAAAAAGAGACAAGGGTATAAAGAAAAAATCCGCCGCGGGAACGGCGGAAGGCAAAAGGAAAGCTACTTCTCAGCGGGCTTCTTCGGAAATGCAACGTAGTCTGCGGCGATTCCTAGACGCAGAGCCGATTCATATAGCCGAGCTTCATCTGCATGCAACGAAGGAATCAGCTCTTGTTGAATCTCGAACTCGTATTCAAAATTTGTAACACTCCAAAGATGCTTCTCGATGTAGTTGATTACACGGAGCTTGGCACTCTCTCTATCTTTTGAAATTACCCAAATGTGAGCCTTTGCTCCAGCAATATCGTCACACTTATTATTATCCGGCATCGGAACGATATCAATCACAAACATATATGGATTCATATAATGACCACCCTTCTTTAGTCTCAATTCGACAGGAGGGATGAATGTCCTATAAAGGAGGTGAAACTCTTGCTCCATTTACAGATCAATGAACGCAAAGTCGAGGAAATATTTCATGAGGAATTGAAAAGACGCTTGGATGAAATACAGCATCGCCAAACGTTTTGGGATATGAAGGAGCTGATCAGACAGACCAGTATGAGCGAGCCCTATATACGTGAACACTTTTTTCATGATGATCGGTTCCCGAAATATAGAGTCGGAACTAAGTGGTACTTTCCTGCTAGAGAGACAGAGTCCTTTTTAATAACCTGGCTTAAAGAACAATCTAAATATTGAGTGCTCACTGCGGTGAGTAAATTTTTTAACATTTTTGATTGGCAATTAAATCAAGGGGAGGTAAGAAATACATGAAAAAAGTAAATTCAATTAGTTTGAATGTGGATACAACTGAACTGGTGGAGGTTCTAAAGAAGGTAGAGAGATTTAAGGAACTATTAAAAGAAGCCAACTCATTGGCAGATGAGCTGGCAAGTAAAGAGATAAAAATAAACATTGACTCAAACTTGCTTAATCAATAGTAAATTCAAATTCTTTATTAGACTACTTAACATAATAACTTAAATAAGGGAGAGGTTGTCGAATGAACGTAAATCTAAAAATGGCGGAAACTTTAACGAAGAGAAAAGAAAAAGATCTGGAGTTACTGGACCAGTTCTGCAAAAGGAATAATTTTGATATGAAGGCTATTGCGCAAGACTACGATGCTAGATTGCGAGAGTTTGAGAAGGAGTATCGCTAATGAGAATTGCGTGGGATGAACGGGGAAAGGGTAATCGTCAGGTGTTTCAGTTTGTAGGCAAAGCAAAGGATCTGAAGGCTGTATTAATTGCATTGAAGGGGAGCGGGGCAGTTGAAAAATTATCAAGCTGTTAGTGTGCGTAGGAAGTATGACAGGCATGAATCGGAAATTAAATTACCTTTTTGGCTTTCAAATAGTACCAAGGAGTTAATTGTTTCAGCAGTGAAAAATAACACTCCCATCATCATAACCGGTGCCCAGAAGCCAACTGGTAAGACTTCTTTGAAGAACATTCTTGAGAGCCAAAACATCTTGGTTTTTGAAGAATGGGAGTGCGCAAAAATTGTTTTAGATGAACCTATTGATTTGTGATAGCTTTGATAGATTTCTCGGATACATTAAAAACCCAATTTAGTGCGGTTTTATCTTGGACTTTAAAACCGCATTCGATCATAGCTCCTTTGAAAGCACCATTACCAATGTAGAACCCGCCATTCTTCTCAAAAATATGTTTTAAGCCGTAAGAAGTGTGGCGGACGTTAAAAGACTGAATGGGCGTCAGATTAGCCTTAACCCACTCGGTTAGACGGCGTCTCTCCCCTGGGGTCAAATATTCAAACGCTTTAGGTTGATTGTGCAAGTCATTTTTATTCAACTCTAGCTCCTCCCTTCATATTGATTCTACCAGATGGGAAGTTATTGGAAACATCATACATCTTGAAAGGGGGTGAGGGTTTGGGGCAAGAGGACATAACCCGCAGGTTGCTAATCGCTCAGATGGAAAGGGCGATTGAGCTTCTTAATGAAGACGCAACTTTCGTAATCGCCGACTGGGATTCCGATAAAAATCGAGCTGAATTGAAGAACAAACTGCATGAAATAAGGCGGGACAGTATCCGCTTGTCGAAATGGATGGAAGGAAAATAAAACACCCACTCGGCAAAGTGGGCGTCTCGGTAAAAGTTTAATCACTATTAATATACCACGAATGGAGAGGAAGTATGAATGCAAATCAAAATATCGATTGACGCTCCCGAATTAGCGGAAGCGATCAATAACTTAGCTTTGGCTATTTGTTCAGCGGGAAACGTTGTTCTGTTTGATTATGAAAAAGAGGATACAAAGGTCGAGGAACAGCCGAAAGTAGAAACTCCGCAGCCTAAGGAAGAAGCAGAACCCGCTCTCGCAAAAGAAGAGAAGAAAGCCGAGCCGATCAAAGAAGAATCTAATGCGGCGCCTGCTAAAGAGGTAGAAAAGGCAGCAGAGAAAGAAGAACCAAAAATCACTCTTGAAGTTGTACGCGGCAAGCTAACCGACTTCATGCGAGACGCTAAGGAGCATCAAGAGAAGGTGCAAGGGGCCATTAAAGATTTAGGCGTCAGTAAGCTGACTGAAGTGGACCCGAAAGATTATCAAAAGCTTCTTGAAGCTGTAGGGCTTTCCGCATGACTGTAGCGCACAGTGAAAGAGCTCACGCAAAGTTAAGCGCTTCGGGATCGTCGCGGTGGATGACTTGCACCCCATCCGCCGCGCTCGAAAATGAGCTACCCGATACTACGTCAGTATTTGCGGAAGAAGGGACGGCAGCCCATGAGTTATCGGAGATCTTCCTGCTGCATGAGATCGGGGAGATCAGTCAACGGGCGCGCACGTTAAGACGAAACAAGTTTGAAAGAGAAAACGAGTATTACAGTCAAGCAATGGAGGATCATGTTCAATCTTATGTAGACGTTGTGGTTGAGCGGATCAACGAGGCGAAAGCCTCGACACCTGATGCGCTTGTCATGATCGAACAGCGTTTAGATTTCTCTCGATGGGTCCCAGAAGGATTTGGGACGGGTGACGTTTTGATTATTGCGGATGGTCAATTGGAAGTGATCGACCTGAAATTTGGTCAAGGCGTACCCGTCAGCGCGGAGAACAATTCGCAAATGAGGTTGTACGGGCTTGGCGCCTACGATCGTTACAGCATGTTGTATGACATTGATCGGGTTCGTATGACGATTGTTCAACCGCGCTTGGACAGTATTTCAAGCGAAACCTTATCCGCTGATGATCTGCTTGCCTGGGGAGATACCGAGGTAAAGCCAAAAGCGGATATGGCGTGGGAGGGGGAAGGTGATTTTGTTTCAGGCGAACATTGTCGTTTCTGCAAGATCGCTCCGACGTGTCGGGCTCGGGCGAGGGAAAACTTGAAGCTGGCTGAATTTGATTTTGCTGATCCTCCGACTCTATCAAATGATGAAATTGCTAGAATCCTAGAGCAAGCAGACGAGCTTCAAAAATGGGCGAAGGATATCAAGGATTACGCGCTAGAACAAGCGGAGAAACACGGCGTCAAGTTTAGCGGATGGAAGCTAGTTGAAGGGAGAAGCAACCGAAGATATTCCGATCCAGAGGAAGTCGCCCACACGTTGCATGAGAACGGATTCGACGAGGAAGTCATCTTTAGACCAAGGGAAATTAAAACGATCACCGCTCTTGAAAGGGAGATCGGGAAAAAGACATTCTCCGAAGTATTGGGCGACCTGATCGTGAAGCCGCAAGGTAAGCCTACGCTTGCTCCTGTATCGGACAAGCGACCAGAACTGCAATCCGTTGAATCGGCGGAAGAAGATTTTGCGGATAGCATCTAAAAGTAGAAGGGGGAGGGTGCCTTATGAAAGGTGAAGTAATTGAAGCTCAATATGACGGAGGCACTACCGTAAAAACCAAATGTGATTTCTGCATGGAGGAGCCCGAAAACAATGTACTGCTTGAAAAACCGCTATCAATGATAGTCGCTGGGCAGATCATACTGTCTCAACGGAATAAACCGCTGTTTATCTGTTTGGATTGCCTAACAGGCGAGATTGAGAATATCTAAAGTTGCAAGATTTTTATTACGTTGTTTTCAGTATTTGGTCTAAGAAAGAAGTTTTTGGGATTAAGGAGCCAACAAAACGGAAAGCTTGGCAAGCTCTCTATAACAAAATCGGTAAAGATGCCTATAACTGGCGTTTTGAAATTAGAAGAAGAAAGCACAAAAAAGTAAAACAACAAACAAAAAGGAGAAATGTAAAAATGGCTAAATTAAACGGAACGAGAGTAACAACGAACGAGGTTAGATTTTCATACGCTCATGTGTTTGAGCCTCACGCGATGGAAGGGAATGACCCGAAATACAGCGTTTCTATTCTGATTCCAAAGACGGATACGGAGACGGTTCAAATGATCGAAAAGGCAATTGAAACAGCGAAGAAAGAAGGAAAGGATTCCAAGTGGAGCGGTAAGATGCCGCCAAACTTAAAGCTTCCATTACGTGACGGTGACACCGATCGACCAGATGACGAGGCGTACGCAGGACATTGGTTCATCAACGCTTCATCCAGAACAAAACCAGGAGTATTCAAGAAAGGGTCTGCTGGTCTCATTGAGATTTCGGACGAATCAGAGTTCTACAGCGGGTGCTACGGTGTAGCGGCGGTTAATTTCTACCCATACAATGCAAACGGAAATCGAGGGGTTGCTTGCGGATTAAATAACCTGTTGTTTACGCGGGACGGCGAAGCGTTTGGTGGAAGGTCGAATCCAGAAGATGATTTCGCGGATATGCTTAGTGACGATGATACGCCAGATTTCTTAGGATAAACAACCCAATAGGGGGCTTTATAGCTCCCTATTTTTATACAAATTTCAGGAGGAAAAAACTTGAAAACGCTCAATATCGATATTGAAACGTTCAGCAGTGTGGATCTTCCAAGATGCGGGGTTTACGCTTACGCCGATTCACCCGACTTTGAAATTGTGCTTTTCGCTTATTCGATTGATGGCGGTCCCGTAAGGGTGATTGATCTAGCGCAAGGGGAAACGATCCCCTCAATTATACAGCTCATGATTATTGACCCAGACATTACGAAGATTGCTTTTAACGCTAATTTTGAGCGGGTATGTTTAGCGGCCCATTTCGGAAAGGAAATGCCGCCCGAACAATGGCGGTGTACGGCGGTCGACTCCTCTAGGCTAGGATTGCCCGGGTATCTTGCGGGCGTGGCGGAAGCGCTGAGGTTGGACATTCAGAAGGATTCAGCGGGTACAACACTGATTAACTATTTTTCTAAGCCGTGTAGACCAACCAAGGCGAATGGTGGTCGTGCTCGAAACCTTCCAGAGCATGACCCTGAAAGATGGCAGCAGTACGTCGAATACAATCGCCGCGACGTGGAAGTGGAGATGGCGATTCGGGAGAAGATCGATCCCGCTTTAGAGATTAGTTCGTTTGAACAGGACCTTTGGACGCTGGACCAGAAAATCAACGACCGCGGCGTTCGGCTGGATATGCAATTAGTCGAAAAAGCGATTGATTGCAATATTGAGTTTGAAAAGATATTGACCGAAGAATCAAGAAAGATCACGGGTCTTGCCAATCCAAACAGTCGGAATCAGTTGCTCGATTGGTTGAAAGAACAAGGCGCCGAAACAGAAACGCTTCGTAAAGACGATGTGGAACGGATGCTTAAAGACGATGTTCCTCCGAATGTTAGAACGGTCCTTGAACACAGGCAAGAGCTTTCAAGGGCTTCCGTGTCCAAGTATCGAGCGATGGAACGCGCGGTCTGTTCGGATGGCAGGGTTCGCGGCTTGCTTCAATTCTATGGCGCGGGTCGAACGGGTAGATGGGCAGGGAGATTAGTCCAGGTTCAGAATCTCACAAAGAATTACATTCATGACATCGAGAACGCAAGCAAGCTTATCAAGGCAGGGGCTTTTGATTCTATCGATCTGCTATTTGATGAAAGCCGAAATGATATTCTTTCCCAACTTGTTAGGACGGCGCTCGTTGCATCCGAAGGGAATCGGTTGATCGTATCGGACTTCAGCGCGATTGAGGCGCGAATCATTGCTTGGTTCGCTCAAGAAAAGTGGCGCCTAAACGTCTTTCAGACGCATGGGAAGATTTACGAAGCGTCTGCCGCGGCGATGTTTAACGTCCCAATCGAATCAATTGATCGCGGATCCGAACTGAGGGAGAAGGGGAAGATCGCGGAACTGGCGCTTGGTTATCAGGGTGGACCTGGCGCGCTGATCTCCATGGGAGCCCTTGAAGGGGGGCTTCAAGAAAGCGAATTACCTGGTCTAGTCTCGGCTTGGAGAGCAGCAAACAAAAACATTGTGGATTTTTGGTGGTCCTGTAACCGCGCGGCAATCGAAGCCATTCAAGACAAGACAACAACACAAACGCACGGGGTCGTGTTCCAGTGCTATCGCGGGATTCTGTTTATTACTTTGCCTAGCGGCAGAAAGTTAGCTTATGTTCGTCCGCGAATCATTACAGGGAAATTTGGACAACCCGCTATCGAATTTGACGGACTAAACGCCGCAAATAAGTGGGGGCCCGTTGAAACGTATGGCGGGAAACTAGTGGAGAACATTGTTCAGGCAACCGCTCGGGATTGTCTAGCTGTCTCCATGATGCGGCTGGATCAGGCGGGCTATAACATCATCATGCACGTTCATGACGAAGTTGTTGCGGACATGCCTTATGGCGTTGGAAGTTTGTCTGAAATGGAAGAGATCATGTCGCAGCCGATTGATTGGGCGCCAGGCTTGCCGCTCAATGCAGATGGCTTTGAAACGGAGTTTTATATGAAAGATTAGGGGGTGCTCGTATGACCCATGAGATTAGCGATCGAGAGTTAAAAAAACACGTTCGAGTTGAGATCGGGAAAATGCTGGATGTGAATTGTAAGGGCTGCGATAAGGTGAGCCATATAAGCGGAGGCAATCAATTTCGATTTTGCGAGTCAAATTGTAGCGTCTATCCGAAGATTCAGAAACTGAGAGGCTTCTTAGAGCCAGGGGGATTAAAGCGATTAAGGAAGGAGCTTGAAGCTCCCGTGAAGGAGGAAATACAAGTGAAGGCGACGCCTAACAAATCGAAGGAAGAGTTAACAAAGGAAACTTATATAAAACTTAGAGATCAAGGCTTGACGAATAGAGCGATAGCCTTACGTTACAAAATCAGCGAGGCGACACTTTACAGCAGGCGGTCCGATTGGGGATTAAGCAAACCAAGAAAACGACCTACTATGAAGACTGCTAAACCGAAAGAAAAGGAAACGGTACAAAAGCCGCTTCCCAAAGTGACTGAGCATGAGGCGGAGCCGGTTAAAAAGGATTCCGCAAGAGCGCTGACACAACAAGCAGATACAGCTGTTTCCACAATTGATTTCATGCAAGCGCGGATGTCGGCGGAACACTTCAAAGGGTATTTGATCGGGAACGTCTTAAAACATTCCTCAGGACCTCAGTTTAGCCCTGAGGACGTTAAAAAGATGGTCTGGTATGGGAATAAACTGTTGGAAATTATGGAGGGCGGCGGGGGTGAATAGGTTAGCTACCGCGGTCAGTTCTATGTTAAAAGTAGCGGCATTACGCATTTCAAGGTTTTTAAAAGCATTTTCAAATGTTGCGGAGACGGTCGCCAAAGAGGCGGCAAAGATATTTAAGAAAAGAAAGTTAGAAGAAAAGCATGTCATGAAAATACACCATAGAAAAAAGAAATCGCAACAAAGGAACTGGAAGAAATGGAAAAAGCGGCGCCGTTGGTAATGCGCGTCTGACGCAAACCGTGAAGCAACGAGAGGGGGAAGAAGATTGAACGGAAATCAGCAAAGTAAAGCTTTGGGATATGCACTATCCTTTTTAGAAAACGAGATCGAATCATTAAAAGAAACACTTAAGACAGCCACAGATCCATTTATAAAGCCCCATCTCGAGAGACGATTAAGAGAATTAGAAAGGGATTTTGATATGTTTCAAGAGATCAAAAACAATTTTATTTAGTTCACATAGACGAATCAGGCGAAGTGGAAGGGAGAGTGTGCAGTGAAGAAGTATATCGGGGCGATAATTCTTTTGGTATTGTCGCCGCTATTGTTGTCTTTGATTATCGTTTACGGATTCTTTCATGGTGTGAGCGTAATGGTTCTTTGGTTTTACGATTTTATATATTGGCCCATCTACGAGTTGGCTGGGAACCCATTCGATCAAAGAGGTCAGTGGAAGTGGAATCGAATTAAAAAATAGACGCACAGTTCGTTCATTAAGCGTAGTAAGGGGCGTGATATATGTTGCTGAATTTAAGCATGGCATTGATGTTGTGGTTAGTGATTGGTTTCTTAACAGGGATCAAGTTAATTTTCGTAGATGAAGTCTTGTCAAAAGAACACTTGGATAGAGTGAGGGATCGAGTCGGGTTTAGTGAGTCTCATTATTTTGTAACAGGAAAGAAAACAGTGTTTCTATCAATATGCACTCTAATGGGATTTCTCAGTATGTATTACTACATTCAAGGATCGATTAATCGGAGGGAGAAATAAAAGATGGTTTCATATAAAACGGAAATATTACGAACGATTAGCGGTTTGATTGATGAACAGAACAGTAAAGGACTGAACAAATACGGGCATTCTTTAGAGGACTGTGATCCGAGTGATTACGATTGGAATCTCATGGTCATTGAAGAGTTGATCGATGCCCTTCAATACCAGCAAAAAGAGATTAATAGATTACAAGACTCAAAAGGTATGACGTTCAATAAGTATCAAGAGTTAAGCAAACGGACATTGCCGCCTTTGTGGGAGTCTTCGGAAGATCGTAAATTGCAAATATCCAATTACGCGATGGGGCTCGCGGGGGAAGCGGGAGAGGTCGTGGATTTACTTAAAAAGCATGTTCATCACGGTCATAAGTTGGACAGGGAAGCGTTGGTGTCAGAAATCGGGGACGTGCTGCATTACGCGGCGGGATTGTGTACGTTGATCGGCGTTGTGGATTTAGAAGGCGCCGCTTCATACAACATTATGAAATTAAAGAAACGATATCCGAATGGTTTTAGTCAAGAAGCAAGCATTAACAGGACAGTGTGATTGCCCTGCAAAGGAGAGGTCACTAAATGATAGAGAAATCGGAAGAAAGAGAACAGATAAGAATTAAACATGACGGCTCGTTCGTGGTTTCAACCGCGAACAGCCGCTTCTCAAAGACGTGGAAAAACTCAGATGTACTTTGGTCTGACTTCATTATGAGGCTGTCTAACACGATACGAACAGCTGAAACTTATGCAGAATATCAGAAGATGTCTAAGCGGGATCGGGACGCGGTTAAAGACGTTGGTGGGTTTGTCGGAGGTTCGCTCAAAGGCGGGCGCCGTAAAGCGGATTCGGTTGGATGGCGGCAAGTTATTACCTTGGATGCCGACCATGTGAAAGGGGATTTCTGGTCGCTCGTTGAGATGCTGTTTGACTATGCCTGTGTAGTTTATTCCACTCATTCGCATAGACATGATCGGCCTAAAGTGCGACTGGTCATCCCTTTAAGCCGCACAGTATCCGCAGAAGAATACGTAGCGGTTGCCAAGCGGATCGCGGCTGACATTGGCATTGATCTGTTTGACGATACAACATACGAGCCGCATCGGTTGATGTATTGGCCGTCAACAGCAAAGGATGCGGAGTATCTATTCAAGGTGCAAGACGCGCCATGGTTGGATCCTGATACGATGTTAGCCCGATATGAAGATTGGCGGGACCCGCTCGAATGGCCAGAGTCATCTAGGCAGCAACAAGTCCATAAACGTATGGCGGATCGGCAAGGTGATCCTCATGAAAAAGCGGGAATGGTTGGAGCCTTCTGCCGTGCTTATTCGATAGAGGGGGCAATTGAAACCTTCCTGCCTGATAAGTATGCCCAACATTCAGAGGGGCGATACACATATAGCGAGGGAAGCACAGCGGGCGGACTAGTTTTATACGAGGATGGCAAGTTCGCCTACTCTCACCACGGCACGGATCCATGTAGCGGGTTGCTCGTTAATAGCTTCGATTTAGTAAGACTCCATAAGTTCGCGGCGTTAGATGATGAAGCAAAGGACGGAACGCCGATTTCGCGGATGCCGTCTACGCTTGCAATGTCAAGACTCGCACAGGAAGACGGTCGTGTGAAGGAATCGATTGTTAGCGCAAGGCTGGAAGAAGCGGAAGTAGATTTTGAGGGCGAGGTTGTTGCAGAAGGGGGAGAAAAAGACCGTAGCGGGTGGATGAAAAAACTTGCGATAAAGCGGGATGGCGGATTTGAAGATACAAGGACAAACCTTCTATTGATTCTCGAGAACGACCCTAACCTGAAAGGGAAGTTTGCTTTGAATGAGTTCGCGCAGCGGGCCCTCGTTACGGGTGACCTGCCTTGGCGAAAAGCCGAAGGACCGAATGACTTCTTTAATGACTTCGATGAGGCGGGGCTGCGGAATTATTTAGAGCGAGTGTATGGGCTATCCTCCGTCTTAAAGACGCAAGACGCTATGGCGCAGGTTTTCCATGCTCATAAGTTCCACCCAATCAAGGATTACCTGAATGATTTAACCTGGGATGGAGTGGGGCGGCTCGACAAGCTTTTAATCGATACGCTAGGCGCCGAAGACAACGAGTTAAATCGAGTGGTCACAAGGAAGACGTTCGTGGCTGCTGTGGCCCGCGTGTTCAACCCCGGTTGCAAGATGGACTATATGTTGACGCTTGTTGGCGCGCAGGGGATCGGGAAGAGCAGCTTGTTTGGGAAGCTAGGCGGAGAATGGTTCAGTGATTCCCTTACAACAGTGAACGGGAAAGAAGCCTATGAACAGCTTCAAGGGGCTTGGATCGTGGAGATGGGGGAGCTATCTGCGGCAAGGAAAGCGGATGTGGAATCTATCAAACACTTCCTAACTAAGCGCATTGATCGCTTTCGGGTCGCTTATGGGCGGCATGTGACGGACTTCCCGCGCCAATGCGTGTTTATCGGAACAACGAATGATGTAGAGTTTCTCCGCGATCAGACAGGCAATCGCCGCTTTTGGGTGATGCCAGTAGGCAAGACTGAAATAAAAAAACCTTGGCACACGCTAACAAAAGATGAAGTCGATCAGATATGGGCGGAGGCGGTTCAGCGATTTAAAGATGGAGAACAGCTTTGGCTTCCTGATCATCTAGAAGAACAGATGTGGGACGTTCAGAAGGGGCACACCGAAGAAAGCCCTTTAGTGGGTCCGATCCAGGAGCATTTGGAGCGATTAGTGCCTGAAAACTTTAACGAAATGACGATGCAAGAGCGGCGCGAGTTTTTCGACGATACGTTTGATTTAGGGGATACAGGAACAGTTAAAAGGGACCGTGTATGCGCCTTAGAGATATGGATAGAGCTTCTAAATGGGCGCCCTGAGAGGTTCCCTAGGATGGAGCAGCGCGAGATCAATTCGATTTTAAGACAGCTTCCTGGGTGGAAAACGTATGATGGAAATTCGTCCGGTAGACTGCGTTTTGGAGCTGAAATTGGAGTCCAAAGAGCTTATGTCAGAGAGCAAGAATCTGAGGATATCGGGTTTGGATTACTTGCTTGATAGGTGTGTTCGTAACCACTTATAGGTGTGTTCGCTCCAAAAACTTTGAACACGGCAGCAAGGTCCTGGTGTGTTCATTGTGTTCGAACTAAAACGTAATGAACACACCCTACGAACACGCCACAAAGCCAATAGGGGCAAGGGCTAGACCCCTAACGTGTTCAATATGTTCATAATAACTTATTAAAGTTAAATATATAAGAAATAAGAGAAATACACACATATATACACGTATATAGACCCTTTAAATCCTTATTCCCGTATACGTTATAGGAATCAGCGGAACATCGAACACTTTGAACACAATCATCTTTTTAGGGAGGACGCGAAAATATAAAAATGCTGGAAAGTTCTTTAGAGAAAAGGTTCGTGGGATCGGTAAGGGAAGACGGGGCGCAAGCTTTAAAGTTCACATCGCCAGGGACGGCTGGGATGCCTGATCGGATCGTACTGATACCGGGCGGGAAGATCATCTTTGTCGAACTGAAAAAGCCGAAACAAAAATTACGGCCGTTGCAGCAAAAACGAAAACGAGATTTAGAGAAGATGGGCTTCCAAGTGGAAGTTGTGGATTCCATCGAACGGATCGAGGAGGTATGTCGTGAAATTCGTGCCGCACAGTTATCAGGCGTATGCGATCAACGAAGTGATTGAGAAGCCCGAAATAGGGCTTTTCTTGGACATGGGGCTAGGGAAGACGATCACAACGCTAACAGCCGTTACGGAACTGCTGCATAACTATTTCAGTGTTCACAAGGTTTTGGTGATCGCCCCGAAACGAGTGGCGGAAGATACGTGGTCCCGAGAAACCGAAAAATGGCAGCATACGCGATACTTGAAAATATCGAAAGTGTTAGGTCCTATCAAAACAAGAGAAGCCGCGCTGAAGGAAAAAGCGGATTTATATATTATTAATCGCGAAAACGTCGATTGGTTGGTAAAGCATTACGGAAAGGATTGGCCATTTGACATGGTCGTGATTGACGAACTGAGCAGTTTTAAATCATCGGCATCTAAGCGATTCAAGCAATTACGGAAAGTACGTCCGTTGATCAAGCGGATTGTCGGACTGACTGGAACCCCAGCGCCTAATAGTTTGATCGATCTATGGCCGCAATTGTATCTGTTGGATCGAGGAGAAAGGCTAGGCCCGACAATCACGGGGTACAGAAATCAATATTTCAATCCTGGCCGCCGCGATCCATCGAAATACATCGTTTACAATTGGGTGCCGAAAGATGGCGCGGAAGACGCAATACATGAGCAGATCGGAGATATTTGCATTTCCATGAAAGCCAAGGATCATCTGCAGCTTCCAGAAAGAATAGACAATGTGATCAGCGTCCAGTTGGATCCGAAAGAGCGAGAAATCTATAAACGACTTGAAAGAGACAAGCTCCTTGAATTTGACGAGCAGGATGTTTTAGCAAACAGTGCGGCGGGATTGATGGGAAAGCTTCTTCAACTCGCAAACGGAGAAGTGTATGACGATGAAGGTGATACGGTCCATATTCACGATAAGAAACTGGATGCCTTGGAAGAAGTGATCGAGGAAAGCCAAGGACAGCCGATTCTACTTTTTTACAGCTTCAAGCATGACCGTGATCGGATCTTGAAGCGATTCAAGCAAGCGGAGGAATTAAATTGGGAAGATTCAATAGCCCGATGGAATAAAGGAGAAATCCCTTTGCTTGTCGCCCATCCAGCTTCGGCGGGACACGGTCTTAACTTGCAAGATGGCGGCCATATCATCGTTTGGTTCGGCCTAACGTGGAGCTTGGAATTATATCAACAAGCGAATTCTAGATTAGACCGACAGGGCCAAAAGAACAGCGTGATCGTCCACCATCTGCTTGTTGCGGGTTCAGTGGACGAACAGGTTTTAAATGTGCTGCAAGGAAAAGAACAAAACCAAGACGCCTTGCTGGAAGCGGTCAAGGCACGGATCAGGGAGGCGGGAGGAAAAGCATGATTGAATTTATTCCATCTTACAATGACCTTTGCACAGAGATAGATATGCTAGAGCTGAGAATCGAGGATATGGAACGGGAACGGGATTATTTACGAAAAAGCATGTACGACAACGCGCCGATAAATAACTTAGGTGCAATAGATTACAGTAGAGAAATCGTTCAAAATGGATATGTCCCAATGCCGTTAGATAAGATCACAGATCGAATGAAACGAATTGATCACACATTAGATGATCTACGCCGACTGAAGTCAGGCAAGGAAAAATACAGAAAAGCGATAGAGAAGAAGCTTGATAGCCTGGAGGGACTGGCATACAAAGTAGCATATATGAGGGATCTTAAAAAGATGAGGCTGCGTGAGATAGCCGAGGAACTTGGATATAGTCTTGTTCATATAAAGAGGATTAGCAGCAAGATAAATAAATGATACCAAGATGATACTTTTTATTTGAAAAATTGTGATATAATGATATTAGGCAAACACTGATTAATCACTCCTATATATTCGCGCTGCCGTTGGATCGGGGGCGGTCGCCCACCACGTAGAACGTGACGGGTAAAGCGGCGACGCGATGATATATTGTTGAAATTTGTGTACATTGCCAATTTCATATTCCTTCCAGTAGCTCGCATCTTAAACGGTGCGGGCTATTTTAATGCACAAAAAGAAGGGGCCCAATCCATTGGGTGGGAACGGGCCATATAAATCAGGAAGAGAAAGCCTTATGATTTTACTCCTATTTAAATGTACCATAAATAACCAATTGGTATAAGGGAGACTTATCAACAAAATCTGATGGATAACGACAGATTTGATGCTACGGGTACTAAAGATAAATCTCATATGGTAATGTATACCTATGGAGGGGATAAGGATGAAAAAATTACTTTTTACATTTATGATGTCAGCAATATTACTAGTTGCTTGTGGAGAAACAGAGGAATCGACAACAGATCCAGTAGATGAGGTTGCTAATAATGAGGTAGAAGAAACGACTGTGGAAGAACCTGAGTCGAATGAAGTAGATGGCTCGTGGGATGATCTGAAAGAGATGGATAAGATCGTAGGAAAGAGTGATAAGGATTATTCGGATATCACAAAAAGCAAACCGTCAAATGTAAGAAATGACAATACGGGCAACTGGAGAAAAAGCACCATAGCGGATAGTGTGGATATTGAGGAATACGCGTTATCATACCACGATTTACATATGGAAGAAGACGAGATCCATTTCATTGTTAACTTTAGCCGCAATACAACAACAGTAGTTAATAAATTGAGCGGCCTTTTGTACGTGGATATCAAAGAGTATGTAGACAAGGAAGAACATGATGCAAAAAAACTAGGATCGGGCATGCTGTTAGGGAGTTATGTCATATACCCAGATGGGGATATACAGGAAATAGAAATCAATTAAATGTAGCAAAGGGGCACTCACACAGGTGGGTGTCTTTTTTGTATGTGGGAGGGGCTACCAATCATGATTAGCGTAAAGCCTTTTAAGATATGTAGAAAGATTAATTGCGATAACCTAACCAAAGAAACTTATTGCGACGATCATAAGGACATCAGGCGTCTGAAAGAGCAAGAACGCCAAAGGGCATACGATAGTCAAAGGGACCCCATGCTGATTAAGTTTTACAACAGCGCAGAGTGGAGGAGGTTAAGGCAGCATATATTGTCCGTTTACAATCATCTTTGTGTATCCGATGCCCATGGAGAGTTAGAGCCTGTACCTGCCGACGTGGTAGACCACATTGTTCCCGTTACAGCGGACTGGTCCTTAAGATTGACACCCAGCAACTGTCAGCCACTGTGCCACAGCTGTCATAACAAAAAGACAGCAAGAGATAAAGAGAAATACAAAAACGAATAGACAAAGGGGTAGGGGGTGGTCAGGAATTTTAAGGCAGAGAACGCCTAGACCGCTCCCCCCACCTTTCGTGCAACTTTTTCGCTTTTTAGGGGTGGGGGGGTGTTTAATTTTTAAAAGTGGGTGATTTTATGTGAAACAAAAACTTAGAGTTCCTTCTTGGCTAGATAACATGGCTAAAACTGAATGGAAAAGAGTGCGGGAATTGCTCGACTTAGAGACATTCAATGAGACAGACTTGAAAGCCCTGGAGGCTTATTGTCAAGCGTATGCTAAATGGAAAAGATGCGAAATCATTCTTATGGATAAAGGGTACACATTCACCACCCCGAATGGATACGAACAACAAAGGCCCGAAGTTAGCATATCCAATAATGCTCTAAGTGATATGCAATCCATTTCAAAAGAATTAGGATTTACACCTGCCTCTCGTATTCGGATGGATAAAAACAGGGGCGAAGGATCAAGTGGTGGGTCAAACGGGAAAGTCCACGATCAGGAAATGGAAGATATGATTAGTTAAAGGATTTGAGGGGGATGTCGAATGAGAAACTAAAAGAATTAATAAATAAGGAATACTTAACTGATGAATATTATTTTGACGAAGAGGAAGCCCAGAAGTTTAAAAGGTTTTATAGCAAGCTCTGGTTGCCGGATAATCCAGAGGGAACTTTAGTCGAACTATTGATGTTCCAATTATTGATTGCCATTGAAATACTTGCAATAAAGCGAGTAAGGGATGGGACCAGACGTTTCCGCGAAGTATTTATTACTATGCCTCGAAAAAACGCAAAATCATTTCTGGTCGCATTGATTATGCTCTATATATTTTTTACGGATAAACAACGAGGGCAACAAAATATCATAGTAGCCAACAGTCGGGATCAAGCCGCGAACGTGTTTGAAATGATTAAGTATATGGTTGAAAACAATCCGACTTTAATGAAACACTGTCGAATAGTTGATAGTAGAAGAACGATTTACAGACGAAAAGGCGGCTCTTATATCCGAGTCATGAGTTCAGATGCGGGCAGACTCGACTCATTTAAACCGTATGTAGCACTCGTAGATGAGACCCATGAAGATACGACTCGCGGGGAATCATTTACAAAGCTTCAGACGGGCATGGGGCAATGGGATGAACCTCTTATTTTTTCGGTGACTACCGCATCTGACGGTCAAAATAAACACAATTTAGAATATGAAAAGTATGAATATGCATTAAAAGTTAGAAGCGGCGAGGTAAAAGACGACGCTTTTTATTCTGCCATTTTTAGGGCGGATGATGATTGTGATCTTATGGATCAAGAACAATGGATAAAGTCGAATCCAGGCATTGATCTCTTACCCGGTGGATTTAGGAAATCGGAAGAAATAGAGCGTTTTGCAAGACAGGCGGTCCTCAATCCAGTAAAGGAACCAGAGTTCAGACGATATTATCTGAATCAGCACGTTGTGTTGGTGAGTGAGAGGGCAATCAATCAAGAGTATTGGAAGATGGCTGTAGTCGACGATTTGTCGTTCCTCAAAGGAAAACCTTGTTACGCGGGCTTGGACTTATCAATTAATAAGGACTTTTCAGCGTTCGTAATGGTGTTTCCAATAGAAGATCAATATTATGTTATCCCCTATCTGTTTAAACCAAAAGACACTCTTGCCGAGGATGGTAAAACAGATGATTTTCCGTATGTTACTTATGCGAAGCAAGGGTTCATTGAAGCCACTGAAGGGGATTACGTTAACTATCGACACGTAAGACATAAGATAAATGAGTTGGCTAGGATCTATGATATAAAAGAAATAGCATTCGATATGTTTGCATCATCTGGCATAGCGTCCGATCTGCAAAATGATGGTTTTGTAATGGTCGATCATATACAAGGTTTCGGATTCAGCCCTACAATATCAGATTTTTATGATTTACTGTTCGATAAAAGAATTAAACATAACAATAATCCCGTAATGAATTGGATGTCCGAAAATACATTTGCAGAAGAAAACAGTACAGGTAAACTTCGTTTTGATAAGAGGAAAGGTAAAATTGACGGAATTATTGCCATGCTTATGGGATTGACAAGGGCGATGGCCAATAATAAGAAAAATGAATACGATCCAAATAAAGCTGTCGAGGATTGGGCTGCTAATACTTGAGGTGATCCACATTAAAGTGATTAAAAAAATAACATCTAAGTGTAAAAACCTCATTGGCAATATAATCAATGAAGTTTTTATTTTGTCAGGACTTTCTCTTTGGGTAGCGGCAACATATCAAATTAATTTGATCGCTGCTATGTACCTACTAGGGGTGGTCCTTATTTTATTTGGACTATTCTTAGCCTGGACTCGAAAGGGGTGATTAGTTTGTGAAACTATTTGGAAGAACCATTACAAAAGAGGATATTGATGTTGATAAGTTGATGGAATCAACAGCATTTCAAAACATGTTCGGCGTGGATATGAAGTCACGTGATTTTAAAGAAACGACTCTTTACACGTGCTTAAGAATTTTATCAGATAGCGTAAGTAAGCTTCCTTTAAAAGTGCATAAAGATAACGGCGTTGATGACAGTCATTATTTGAACGATATTTTAAAACTCAGACCAAACAGAATAATGAGTGCATCTACGCTTTGGCGAACAATAGAATACCAGGTTAATTGGTTTGGTTATTCCGTTGTCGCAATCGAAAAAATAAATAACAAAGTCAAGTCACTTATACCGTTAAATATGGAACATGTAACGATGTACATTGATGATGTAGGGTTGCTTGATAACAAAAAGGAACCAATTTATTTTGAGTATAAACAAGCGGGTCACGAGTATCTTTTTCAATACGATGAAGTTCTTTATTTCGTAGGTATGACCGCGGATGGCATTAGCCCAATGCCTCTTAAGGAGCAATTAAAGACGTTGCTTGAAAATGCTGAACAAGCTCATAGATACACTAATTTTTATCTTAAAAACGGCTTACATTCTCGGGGCGTTGTTAAATATGTTGGGGATCTGAGCGAACAGAATCAAAAAGAACTACAAGCAAGGTTTAATCGTGTTTCGGGAGGGATTGAGAAAGCAGGGCAGCTAATGCCTTTACCACTAGGCTTTGACTACCAATCGATTAGCACGAGCCTAAAGGATGCTCAATTTACGGAAATCCAAGAATTAACTGAGAGGCAGATCGCAAGTTCTTTGGGTGTGAAAATGCACCAATTAAACAACTTAGAACGTTCCACACACTCCAATATTGAACATCAACAAAAAGAATTCTACGTCGAAACACTGCAACCAAAGCTTACTGGTTATGAGCAAGAAATAGATTACAAGTTACTCACAAAGAATGAACGCATGAATGGAATGTTCATTCGGTTCAATGTGGATGCTATGTTACGTAGTAGCCTTAAGGAGCGGTATGAAGCATTTAGCTGGGGAGTTCAGGGTGGCTATTTGAAACCGAATGAGGCTAGAGCGAAAGAAAATTTACCTCCTGAGCCTGAAGGGGACAGGCTTTATTTCAATGGAAATATGATCCCTGTTGAAATGGCGGGAAAACAGTATTTGAAAGGTGGTGAGGTAGATGGACAAAACGGAAACAAGGGAATTGATAACGGAGCAGATTGAAATCCGCGAAGATGATGATGGTAATCGCACTATAAGCGGATATGCAGTTAAATGGGAAAAGAAATCACATGTTTTAGGTTACTTTATGAAGTTTCGTGAACAATTTAAAAGGGGTGCGTTCGCTGATTCTCTAGAAAACGGGGATCAGCGTTTTTTATGGTCTCACGATTCCTCAAAAGTCCTTGGTCGTATTAAAAATAACAGTTTGCGCCTTAAGGAAGATGATGTCGGATTGTATTTTGAATTAGATTTACCGAATACAACGCTTGGTAATGACACATATGAATCTATCAAGCGTGGTGATGTGGATGGTGTTTCGTTTGGCTTCCGTAACCCCGATGACCATGTCGAAGAATTTGATGACGATATTCCATTAAGGACGATTAAAAAGGCAGATCTGATAGAAGTCAGCGCTGTTGCATTTCCAGCTTATCCAGATTCAGAGGTAAGCGCCCGAGGATACGACAGAATGAAAGTTTATAAAGAAGAATTAAAAGAATATCAGGAAGAACAAGTTTCGAAAATAAAAACCTTAATTGAATTAGGAGGACTCTAGTAATGAATAGACTACAAGAAATCGAAGCGAGACTAAACGAAATTCGAGGAATGTTGGAGGATGATGAAAAGCGAGGGGACACGACCTTTTCGGATTTAGAAAAAGAAGTTCGTGAATTACAAAAAGAAAAAATGGAAATCGAAGCGCGCCAGAGGATGCATGAAGGCTTGGGGGATCACGAACCCGGAGACGATAACCCAGAAGGTAGCGAACAACGTAAACAAGAAGGACAATCAAATTTCCGCAAGGTAGGAAGCGGCGAAAAGACACCTGAACAGGAAGAGCGCGCGGCCTTTGAAAGTTATCTCGAAACCCGCGACATCGAGACGGACGGATTAAAAACGGACGAAGGGTATGTTATTATCCCAAAAGAAGAGAGCAAGAAGATTATTGAACTTGCGGATGATATTGTAAGCCTTAAGAAATTCGTCACAGTAAAGCCTGTGTCAACTTCAAGCGGCACGCAGCCAGTCCGAACTACGGCGAAAGCAAAATTAAGCACAGTTGAAGAATTGGCAGCCAGCCCAGCAATTGGAGTTACTCCATTCACGGAAGTTGACTACAAGGTCAAAACGAAACGCGGGTATATTCCATATTCCGAAGAATACAAGCAAGATGGACTTAACCTTGTGGCGGATTTAAAACAATTTATCGGCGAGGTTGTTGTTAACACGGAAAACGACGACATTCTAGCCGAATTAAATACAGTCCGGGGAAAAACTGTCAATTCTATTGATGCATTAAAAACATTACTAAACACAGGATTTTCCGCAGGAAAAAAGAATCGCATTAAGATTCTTGCTAGCCAGTCTGTTTTTGATAATCTTGATCGAATCAAAGATAAAAATGGTCGCTACCTCCTTCAGGAATCTGTTACTTCTGAAACTGGATACCGATTGCTTGGTAAAGAGATCGAAGTGCTAGATGATGAATATTTTCCTAACAAAACAACTATGTTCGTTGGGGATTTAAGAGAAATTGTTTATTTTGATCGTTCCCAAGTACGTGTTCAATGGACAAACTATTTACATTTTGGCGAATGCCTAGGTGTGGCGATCAGGAATGATGTTGGGAAAGTTGAGGATGAACATACTAAAGTAAACATTTATAAAGTAACTGTTAATATTCCAACAGAATACGAAGAACCAGAAACAGGTGCATAAGGGACTGGGCTAGTACCCTAGCCCTTTATGTTGTTGAGGTGATCATATGTTAGATAGCATAAAGGCATATTTAAGAATTGACGGGGATCAGGATGACGGATTACTTTCCCTGCTTATCGAATCTGCTAAAGCATATCTACGTAATGCGGGTGTAGATGAGAGCGAGAAGCACTTATATAAGTTAGCCGTCATTATGATTGTTACTCATTGGTATGAAAATAGGGAACAGGTGACAGGATCCACTCCCCGAAACTTACCATTGGGTATTAAGTCAATTATTTTGCAAATGGGATTAGGTGAATAGAATGAGCCTGACGAACCTTAATAACAGAAGAAAAGTCAGATTGAGTGACCTTCGGAATCGAATACAGATTTATGGAGATATCCCATACAAGAATGAACTCGGTGAAAAGTCACGCCGTTTCGGTAGGATTAAAGAAATCTGGGCTTCTGTTGTTACTCAAACGGGGAGGTTGCAAAGGCAACAAGCCGAAACGATGTTAACCCATACGACACATAAGGTTGTCGTCCGTTATTCCGCGGGAAGAGACATTACAAAAGACATGCAACTCCATTTCAATGGAAGAGTAATGGAGATCATTTATATTGATAACCTACATGAGCGAAATGAAACGATAGAAATATTTTGTCGGGAGTTGATGGACTGATGCCTATTGAGTTTGAAGGTCTATCCGAATTTCAAAAAGACCTGCTAGAATTAGCGCAGGAAACCCTCCCGCGTGAAACTAACAGGATTATGGGGAGAATTGGCACGAGGGCGACCACCCATGTACGCAGAGAAGCCCGAGCGAAGGTCGGAAAAAACGGAAGGGGACCAACCGGTAATTACTATAAACGAATTAAGCGCGGCCGTGTGTTTAAGGATAAGGAGGGTAAGATCGTTACCCGTGTGATTAACTCAGCACCCCATGCCCACCTTATAGAGTATGGCCATAAACAAGTCACGAAAGATGGTAGAGAGGTTGGATTTGTACCGGGCAAGCACGTCATGTCCAATGGCGCTAAAAACTTCGACAATAGCGGTGATTTTGAAAAGATGTTGTCTGATTGGTTGGACGAGATGCTAGATAGCAAGGGATTGTAACGATGATTACACTGAGGGATATACGAATAGCGATCAATCGACAGCTTGCAAAGACAGGCATTGAAATAAATAGTGGTGATATAGAAGAAGGCTTTAAGCGGCCTTCTTTTTTTGTGCAATTAGATAACGTGAACCGTTCAGGTGATGAAAGCCAAGTACAAAGGTCATTAACCGTTAGAATTTATTACTTTCCGAAAGATCGATACGAGTACGCCATTGAAGTACTGGATATGCAAGAAAAACTTGAAGATATATTTGACCTCAAGTTACGGATCAAGGATCGCTATATTAACGTGGATGAATATATTAGTCTCGTAAATGATGGTGTGCTCAACGTGAGTTTTGATATTGAGTTTTACGATGGTCGAGATATAGAATGGGCCGCCGACAAGGAGAAAGAATTTATTGATGAACATCCAATAGAAAAAATGGAAGAATTAGATTTTGAAAAGGAGTGATTAAGATTGGGCTTACCACAAATCAACATCGAGTTTAAGGGTCGAGCCGTTACTGCGGTTCGGCGAAGTCAACTAGGCATCGTCGCCCTCATCTTAAAAGATGATACACAGGAAAAAGACACGATTGTATATAGAAGCATAGAAGAAGTCGAGCCAGAAGAATGGTCTGAGAAATGTTATGACTACATCGAAAAGGCATTTAGAGGAACGCCCAGTAGGGTGATCGTTGAGCGATTGCCAGAGGATGCAGATAACTATAACGAAGCTCTAAAACGCTTGAATAGTAAGCGGTGGAATTACCTTGCCATTCCTCAGATTGGACAAGTAGACACTGAGATTATCGCAAGTTGGATTAAATCTAAGCACGATAATGATAAGCGAACGTTTAAAGTAGTCTTGCCAAATGTCAAAGGAGACCATGAATGCATCCTCAATTTCACCGCTGAAGAGATCGTTGCTGAGGGTAAAGAATATACGACAGCAGAGTATACGGCGCGTGTGGCAGGGGCGGTTGCAGGGTTGCCATTTACGCGTTCGATTACTTATTACGAGTTTCCCGAAATTGAATCGATTAAAGAAGTTGAGGATCCTGACGCGGCTATTGATGCAGGTGAATTGATCTTAATTAACGATGGTGAAAACATTAAAATCGGACGCGGGGTTAACAGCCTGACAACTACATCGACTGAGAAAACAGAAGATTTTAAATCTATCCGTGTTATTGAGGTAATGCATATGATCAAAGATGATATTCGCGAAACGTTCGACAAGCATTATGTTGGTAAGGTTAATAACATCTATGATAATCAGGTGTTATTCATCACATCGGTTAATGCTTACTTTGCGGGGTTGGGTGATGATGAAATCCTAGATCCTAACGAGGATAACAGAGCGGATGTAGATGTCCGCAAACAGCGTCTGGCGTGGGAAGAAATCGGTACAGATACATCTGATTGGGATGATCAGGAAGTAAAGAATAGATCGTTTAGACGGAATGTGTATCTGGCTGGAAGAATTAAAATCGTTGATGCAATGGAAGATTTAGATTTCAATATCGCGGTTTAAAAGGAGTGATAACGCATGTCAAAGTTACCTGCTAATAAGCAGATTAACGGCACATTTGGCGCGGTGTGGGTAAATAATGAAAAATGGTTAGATGTTGAATCTTTTGAGGCGAAAGTAAATCCAGAATATGAAGATGTGAATATGGCCGAGGATTTAGCTACTCATAAAAAGTTAATTGGTTGGAACGGTGAGGGCAGCATGACGGTAAAGAAGGTATACAGCCGAGGCGCTGCCCTTTTAGCTAATGCTGTCAAAACTGGAGTGCTGCCAGAAATCAATATTGTGGGTAAGCTGGCTGATCCCGATGCCTTCGGAGCGGAGCGAGTGGCTATCAAAGGCGTAACGTTTAACGAGTTCACACTTTTGAAATTTGAACAAAAGACAAGGATGACCGAGGAGTTATCATATAACTTTAGCGATTATGACATGATTGAGTCAATTTCATAATAAAAGGAGATGTAATTAAATGAACAAAAACATTGAAAAGTTAACGGTTGCAGATTTAATTAAAGATAAGGAAAAGTACCAAGTCAAAGATGACGTTACAAGAGAGTTGTTTATTCCAAGATTAGGCGCAAGCATCACTATCAGAAAACCAGAACGATCTTTGTGCATCGAATCTATACAGATGGGTAATGGTGATGACCGCGATGGTGATGTGTTTTTAGCCTATAGCACAATCGCGGAACCGAACCTGAAGGATCCCGAGCTTCAAAAAGCATACAAATGTGTTGAGCCAACAGATATTGTTTTGAAAATTTTCGAACCAGGTGAAATTCCTAAGATAGCACAACTCGCCCTAGATTTGGCTGGATATGGTGAACAGATTAAGGTGGTTGAAGACTTAAAAAACTAATTAAAAGTGATGATGATTTTTACTTTCTTCATCACTATATACACAAAGGACATACGGTGGAAAGTTTATTAAATCTTCCCCTTGCAGATAAGTTATTAATGCGAGCTAGTATGTCCTTATATTTTGAGGAAGCGGCTAAGTGGACATCCACCTAGCCTTTTTCCTTTTAAGTGAAAGACGGTGAGATGATTCATGGCAAGAGGTCGTGTTATATCGGCGGTTCTCACGCTAAAAGATAAAGACTTCGCGACTAACGCACAAAAAGCCACCTCCGCCACTAAAGATTTAGACAGAAAGGTAAAACACACAGGAAATAGCATTAAAAAGTTTGGCAAATCGGCGACAGGGAACTTTAAAAATATAGCTCTAGGAGCTGCTGGGTTGGCCGCCGGATTTGTTGCTGTAAGAGGCGTGAGTGATTTATTCGGATCATCCTTGCAGGCCTTTGGTGATTTTGAGCAAGGTATGGCGAACGTTAAAGCTGTATCAGGTGTTGCGGGTGAAGAGTTCCAGGCGCTAAGTGACAAGGCTAGAGAGATGGGGCGCGCTACATCTAAGACTGCCTCGGAAGCGGCAGATGGATTACAGTACTTAGCTTTGGCAGGATGGGACACAGAACAAATGCTTACTGGAATTGAACCCGTCCTCCGTCTGTCCGAAGCGGGCGCGTTAGATTTAGGTCGCGCATCTGACTTGGCAACAGATAGTATGGCGGCCATGGGAATCGGGGTTGATGGCCTTGATAATTACTTGGATAAGGTGGCTCAAACAGCTAGGCGGTCAAACACCGATATTGATGAATTTATGGAAGGTATGGTTGTTGCAGGCGGTACGTTTTCTCGATTTAACACCCCGCTAGAAGAATCTAACGCCTTGATGGGTATTCTCGCAAACCGAGGTACTAAGGGAAGTGAAGCAGGAACAGCGATGAACGCGATCATGACCCGACTAGCATCCACAACAGGGCCAGCGGCGAAGGCGTTAGGAGATATAGGAGTTTCAGCTTATGATGCAGAGGGAAATTTTAGAGGATTAGAGGTGGTCCTTAAGGAAACGGCTGATAAGCTGGGTGGGATGACAGACAAACAAAGAGAGCATTACCAAAACATGATTTCGGGATTAGATCACGGTAAATCCTTTGATAAATTAATCAAAGGATTAGGTGATGAATACGACAGCCTGAAGACAGAAATTCAAGGTGCAGATGGCGCTCTTATGGATATGGCCAATACACAACTGGATACATTCCAGGGATCCATGACACTCATGGGTTCAGCGATAGACGATGTAAAAATAACCATCGGAAAAGGGCTGGCTCCTGTTATTCGTTCGCTAGCGGATAATATCACAGATAATATGCCAGCTATACAAGCCACAGTTGAAAGTGCTATCGGCACAGCCACAGAAAAAATGAAAGATATGAAGAAGGAGTGGCAGGACGGAACTGGTGTTATGGGGTTGGTTAAAACAGCGGTAGAAGGCGTCACTGGTGCTGTTGGGTGGATTAAGGATAATTCCGATTTAGTCATATCTGCTACAGCTGGCATCATAACGGCTTTGACAGGATTCAAGATTGTGTCAGGTATTTCCTCGGCGATCAGCACTTTTAATATATTGATAGCGGCCATGAGGGCGGGAACCGTAGCACAAACACTTGCACAGCTTGGTCTAAATACAGCCATGCTAGCCAACCCATTAACGTGGGTTGCTGTCGGAATTGGTATAGTAGTCGCTGCTGGCGTTGCTTTGTATAAAAATTGGGACACTGTAAGAGAAAAAGCTGGCGAACTATGGGATAAAACCAAAGAGGTGTTTGGTGGCATCTATGATTGGGGAGTTGAAAAGATACAACCCGTGATCAGCTTCTTCCAAGGTCTTTCTGATAGATTCAATGATTTCAAATCCACAATAACTAGCTTCCAACCACCTGAATGGGTGATGAAAATAGGCGGAGCTATTGCTACGGGCGCAAGTAAAGTTAGAAACTTTATTAGTGGTTCCCACGCCAGTGGTCTTGATCGGGTGCCATACGATGGGTATATTGCAGAGTTGCACAAAAACGAAATGGTTGTGCCTGCGACACAGGCGACCAACCTACGTAAACAAGGTGTGACAATCAACAACGTCGATAGGCAAGCACCTGTGAGACAGGTTACCAATGTAACGAATACGTCAAACACAAACAATAGCGGGCTTGCGGATCAATTGGCGCAATTAATCCAAGTAATTAATAATATGCCGAAAGGCGATGTATACGTCACGATTGACGGATATAACAAATCGGTTACAGAGATCGTAAATGAGCTAGTACCACTACTTAAAATGAGAAGGGCAAATCTGTAGGAGGTTGGGAGAATGGATATTTTTTTATCAATAAATAACCGTGAGCAAGTCATCCAACTTCCCGTTGTGCCATCCGAGTTTAGGATTCCAAATCCACAAAATCACGAGACTTTTACAACGATTAATCAAGGTGACATTAGGCTGATCGGCAAGAGAGGTCTGCAAACAATTACAATTGATAGCTTTTTCCCTTCAAAGGACTATCCCTTTCTGCGCAGTCGCCAATATTGGGGTTGGGAGTACGTAGACATCATACAGTCTTGGATTGATCGCGAAGTACCAATAAGGCTAATCATCACTAACACACCGATTAACATGGCTGTGACGATTGATGATTTTGAATATGGACCAAGAGATGGATCGGGCGATGTGTATTATACGCTGCCGTTGACTGAGTTTAAATTTATTGAATTGAAAAGCAGGGGTGTTTAGTATGGCTCATAAATTGTGGCTTGTTAAACCCGACAAAATGATTGATATTACACCATTGATCGGTACGCTAAGCTGGCGTGGCAACGTGAATGAATTAGGCGAGGAAATAAGCTTTGATGTTGCTTTTAATGATGCTAGGTACTTTCCTAAGAATCCTTGTGATTTAGGCGATGTTGTCATTTTGGAAGGCAAAGACGGTGTTGAAATCACTAGAGCAGTCATTATAAATGAGACGAGGAATGGTAGAAATCCTATATCCTATAACGCCTTTGACTATGCTTTTTATCTAAATAAATCGAAGAAGTTTTATCAGTTTGAGAAGATGCAAGCGGATCAAGCGATTAGAAAGATTGTGTCTGATGCGGGTGTGCCTATTGGTAGTATAGTAAGTATCCCAATCCCTATTACCAAGATATACGAGAGAGACGAGAGATCAAGCACCATTAAGGACATCTTAGAGATTGCTACTAAATCCAACGGAATAAAATATCGCCATGAGATGAGGCAAGGGAAGTTTTACCTTGAGCCTCAGGGACAAACAATCGTAAATCCTAAGTTTAAATTTGTATGGGGAGAGATTGACGCAACATTAGCGATTAGTGAGCCAAGCAGGACACGTAGCATAGAGGATATGAAAAACAGCATTGAGGTTGTCGTTGATGGCAAGGTCGTTGCCCAGGTGAAAGATGATAATTTGATTAAGCGATTCGGACTGTTACAAGAGGTCAATCAGGTATCGAGCGATGAAGAAAAAAAGAAACCAAAGCAAATAGCACAAAACTTACTAAAAGATTTGGGGAAAGTATTTGAAACCGCCTCTATAATCTTGCCAGGTGATGATAGCGTACGGGCAGGGAGATTGATCGAACTTGACGAACCAGTAACAGGTTTAAAGGGTCAATATTTAATAGATGACGTTACTCACACAATCACTAGTGGCATCCATACTATGCAACTGTCATTGGAGGTGAGGTGATGCCTGGATTAACAGAAATGGCGTTGATGTTTGAAGAATTAGACAAAGAACCATACGCAGGCCCGCAGATTGGAATCGTGGAAAGTCCCCCACCTGAAATTGTTGTTATAGCAGGGCCAAGGATTCTATGGAAAGATCAACTAATCATAGCGGCCCATGTGTTAGATGGATATAAGCGGGACTTGGAACTAACGAGCGTTACGATCGACAACCAAAACACGGATGAGGGAGATATTACATTACGAGATCCGCCGTTGCCAACAAACCCTGCAACCACAACATCTTATAGCATTATGGACTTGGATATAGCTCAAAGCTCAGCAAGTAAGATAAGTGGTCGAATGGAGTACGTGGATACGTTAAAAAAGGGTGATGAGGTTATCTTAATCCCCTCACAGGATAATCAAACGTACTTTTTAGTTGATAAGGCGGTGAGGTTATGAGCGTGCTGCCAGAGATTGCACAATTGGAATTTGAGACACAGGACTTACCTAATGAGTTAGAACCAATGGGTAAGTCTTTTTTATTTGATTTTACCAAAGGTGAGTTTGTCTTACGTAATGGAAAGATGGTTGAAGTGGAGGGATTAGATGCTCTCAAAGTGTGGATTGAGAAATGCATGAGGACGGAGCGTTATCGCTTCAGGGTTTATGAGGGCGTTGAATATGGTGTCACGCTAGAGGATTTAATCGGTTCTAATCTACCTCGCGCTTTTGTGGAAGCAGAGATAAAACGAGAAGTGACTGAATCACTGATCCAGCATCCGTATATTGATGATATACAGGATTGGCGATTTGAGCGTGATGGAAAGTGGATGCGTGTGCAATTCCGTGTAATTACTCCTGATGGAGCGTTTGAACAGGAGGTTGGGTATGGTGCATGAGGATAAAACAACAGCAAACATTCACAAAGAGATGTTGAGCGAAATCCCAAATAAATACGATAAAACAGTTGGTTTTTTTATATTCGACGCTACCCGACCAGTTTCTCATCAGCTCGAAAAGGCATACGAGCGTATACAGGCGGCAACAAGATTACTAAATGCCGCAAACCTGCGCGGAAAAGACTTGGACAGATTTGTAAACCAACGGACGGGCCAGACCCGCCTACCAGCTACATATGCGATTGGGAACGTGGAAGTAGTAGGAGATGTCGTTCTAGAAGAAGGGGTCATCATCCAAACTCCGACTGGCATTCAGTTTGAGGTCATGGAGAAAAAAGTAATTCAGGAGAGAGGGACCGTTCCTATTCGATCGATCTTGCCAGGAACCATAGGGAATGTTCCTTCTGAACAAATCATAGACACGCCTCTTTCGATACCTGGTTTGCAATCTGTAATTAATCACGAACCGACCGCGGGGGGCTACGAAGAAGAGTCAGATGAGGAATTCTGGTTGCGATATGACGAACGAATCAAAAACCCTGCAACAAGCGGAAATAAAGCCCATTATGAAATGTGGGCTAAAGAGGTGCCTGGCGTTGGAGGTGCGGAAGCATATGAACGATGGGATGGGCCAGGTACAGTAAAAGTTGTCATCGTTAATGCCAACATGCGAGCTGCTGAAAGTGAGTTGGTAAACTCCACTTATGAACACATCGAAAGTAAACGACCAATATGTGTTGAGGTCACCGTAGTATCTGTAGCTGAGAAAACAATTGATGTAAACGCAAATGTTAATATCGCAAAAGGATTTTCGCTACAAGGTGTGCGCGATCGGTTTGTTGGTTCGTTAAATGAATACTTTAAAGAAATAGCATTTAAAGAAGTATATGTCAGTTACGCAAAAATAGGGTCTATTTTATTAGCTACGCAAGGGGTCCTTGATTACACAGATTTACACGTTAATGGATCGATGGCAAACGTTCCTCTTACTGATGAGGAAGTGCCTGTTTTAGGTAGTGTGCTATTGGAGGTGTAAAATTGTACCCTGAACAGATCGATCAATTTGTTGATCTCCTAAATAAAAAACAAGCTGGTGGCGTATACGTCATCGAAGAAGAACTTCATATGGTTAACGGGGTTTACGAAGGTTTTTTGGAACACGATAACGTAAGTTACGAAAGTATTTCGTTTTTTACTGGACCGAAGCTAACGGGCTCTAAAATTGAAAACTTCATTATTTCTACACCATCGGAAACCCCTTGGAAACGGCATATAAAAGTATTCTCGGACGCGGATGTCGTTTATGCAACTTACGAAACTACCGGCGATCAGGTGGAAGCGGAAGACATTAACCGTTTGCAAGATAGTATGACCGCCACGCAAGAGGAAGTAGATCGGTATAAGTCGGAGAATGATCAGGTTGTTGACGAAATAGATATACGACTAACCGACGTCGAGGATACTAAGGCTGAAAAGACGTATGTAGATACGGAATTGAATAAGAAATACGACAAAGATCAGGTATACACGAAAGAAGAAGTGTTGCAAAAGATAGAGGACATCATCGACGCTGCTCCAGAAGCGTTGGATACTCTTGGGAAGATAGCTAGGGCATTGGATGAGGACCCAGACTTTGCCGCGACTGTGACTAATTCCTTGGCTGAAAAAGTTGATAAGGTTGCTGGCAAAGGATTAAGTACCGAGGACTTTACGACAGCGGAAAAAGGAAAACTTGCGGGAGTGGAGGCAGGGGCGAACAAGTACACCCACCCTACTACTCATCCCGCGAGCATAATAGTTGAAACATCGGATAAAGGATTCGTAAGCGACGTTGAGAAGGCGTTATGGAACGCAAAAGAAACGCCGTCAGGAGCACAGTCAAAAGCGGATACAGCAGAGCAGAACGCTATTGAATGGGCGAAGAGCTTTGGTATAGGGACTGTTATTAACAACACCGTATCCGACGGAAACACCCTAGTAGAGTCTGGGTTATATAGGACGGAGGCATCGACTGAGGGGTTGCCCGCTGAAGCTGATTCCGCAGGCACTATTCTTCATATTGGTAGACGATCAACAGCAACCGTCACAATGGGGAACCAGATATACTTTCCAAGGAACTCAATAAGGATTTTTGTGAGAACCTCAAACAATATACTCGTGACAGGCGGGGGCTGGACGTCGTGGAAAGAATTCGAAACAACCGATGGCGCCCAAACTAAGGCAAATACGGCTGAAACCAACGCCAAATCATATGCAGACAGTATCAAGCCAACGAAAGTAAGCGAACTAAGTAATGATAAAAATTACGTGACGCAATCCGAGCTTGGTAATGCGGGTTATGGCGACATGACCAAAGCTGTCTATGACAAAAACAATAACGGAAAAGTAGATGCCGCTGAAACCGCGGATAGCGTTCCATGGACAGGGGTGACGGGTAAACCGAGTACGTTTCCGCCGTCTGGCCATCCGCACACAATTGGAAATATTACGGGATTGCAAGCCGAATTGGATTCTAAAGAAACGCCAGCGGGGGCACAGGCTAAGATTGACGCTATTGAAATAGGTAGTAGGAATTATTTTAGGCGGAATTTAGTTTCGCAAATCGCTTTCACGTCACAAGGATTGGTAGTAACTAATAACAGGAATTACGTTGGTTATTACATGCGGGTTAACGAGGGGGAGATTTATTCAATTTCTAGGAAGACTCTTGAAAATAATAGATTTAGAGTTGGATTCACGGAAGTAGAACCCGCCCATAATGTTCCTTATTTTGGAGAGATCGATCGCGATAATTTTTATAAAATTGAAAGTATTACTGTCCCTGCTGGTGCTAATTTTTTAGCTGTATATTTATCAAATGAGGGCGGCTCAATTTCAGAAGTGATGATAGAAAAAGGACACAAAGCCTCTGATTGGACTCCCGCGCCCGAGGACATGATGCCTGCTGGCCCTATCACTTGGAATCAGCTAAAGGGGGTGTAGCCGATGAGTTACGGAACAGGTCAGTACGGAACATTTTTATACAGCGGACAACCTGGCGCTACCTCCGATGATATTCAAGGTTATCGCCCTGATTTGATGTCGTACCTGCCGCGATATTATATAAAAAGCAATATCATGAGAGCGATCCAAAACGCCAATGAAGAACAACTCGAAAAACTTAACTATGCTATTGATGATTTGCGCCGTCAAATGTTTGTCGATACAGCTACGTGGGGTCTTGATCTATGGGAGATGGAGTATGGAATATCTACTGATCGATCTAGATCATACGAGCGTCGCCGAGAAGTGATCAAGGCTAAAATGCGCGGTGCGGGTACGACTACAAAAGAGATGGTGAAGAGTGTTGCGGCGGCATTCTCAGGCGGAGAAGTTGATGTTCATGAGCATCCAAGAGAATACCGTTTTGAGATCCAATTTATCGGCGTGAGGGGGATCCCACCTAACATGAGTGGCTTAATTGACGCCATCGACAATATCAAGCCTGCTCACCTAGCGTACAGCTTTAAGTATACGTACACATGGTGGGATAAAATATCGGAACTTACGTGGGGCGATGCACAGACAATGACATGGAATGATTTACGAGTTTATGAGTAAGGGGGATGAAGTGTGTTAAAAACATCGAACTTAAATTTGAACAAGCCAGAAGGAACGGACACGGTTAATATCGATGATTTAAACCAAAACGCCGATATTATTGACAGTAAGTTCGCTGGATCAGCGGGCCATAAGCACACGGGAGCGGCAGGAGATGGGGCGCCTATTCCTATTGCGGGCATTGATGCTGCGGCGAAGACAACAGCGGGAGGCGCACAAGCGAATCGATTGGCTGTCACTAATTCGAGTGGTCGCGTAGGGGATGCGGAAAAGGTAGGCGGACAGACATTAGCACAGGTGCGAAGTGGCGTCACGAAATCGGATGTTGGATTAGGCAACGTGATAAACTATGGTGTCGCTACTCAATTAGAAGCGGAGGCGGGCCTATCTAGCACGAAATATATGACGCCGCAACGGACGAGACAGGCAATCGATACTTTTGCTCCCGTAAAAAGCGTAGCCGGTAAGACTGGGGATGTTAGCTTAACGAAAAATGATGTCGGGCTGCCGAATGTAGATAATGTTAAGCAAGCTACAAAGGTTGAGCACGACCAATTGAACCAGACTGTTGCTACGCATTTGGCGGAAGATGCGTCACTAACAAAAAAAGGACATGTACAGCTAAACAACACAGTGACGAGTACATCGACCGCGCAGGCCGCAACAGCAAATGCAGTAAAGCAAGCGTATGATAAAGCAGTTGCTTCGGAGAATTCCGCTAATGGAAAAGCGCCGCTGAAACATACTCAT